ATGCCAGCGCCACGCAAGATAAAGCTGCGATCGAAATCCGCATTGTCGATCCTCGCCATTGACGTTGGGCGCGCTTTCAAGCCGCTGCTGGCATCCAGGCGTTACAAGGGAGCCTATGGCGGGAGGGGCGGCGCCAAGTCTCATTTTTTTGCTGAGCAACTGGTCTTGCATTGTTATGCCAGAGCGACACGAGCCGTCTGCATTCGCGAGGTGCAGAATTCCATCAGAGAGTCGGTGCGCCAGCTCCTCATCGACAAGATCGGGCATCTCGGCCTCGGAGGGTTCTTCACCGTTCTTGAATCGGAGATTCGCGGCAAGAATGGGTCGCTCGTCATCTTCAAAGGCATGCAATCCTACAACGCTGAAAACATCAAGTCGCTCGAGGACTATGACATAGCTTGGGTGGAGGAGGCGCAGAGCCTTTCGGAAAAGTCACTCAGACTCCTGCGTCCCACGATCCGCAAGGAAGGATCGGAAATCTGGTTCTCCTGGAATCCCCGGCACGAGACAGATGCCGTCGACAAGTTCTTCAGAGGCGGAAAGCCCAGGAGCGATGCCATTGTCATCTGTGTGAACTGGTTCGACAATCCCTGGTTCCCCGACGTCCTGCGCAGCGAGAAGGACAGCGATTATACCACCGACCCTGAGATGGCGGAGCATGTCTGGGGCGGCGGGTACGAGCATGTCAGCGAGGCGAGTTATTACGGCCGTCTCATCGCCCAGGCCGAGAGGGACGGCCGTATTGGGCATTTTCCGTATGATCCGGCGCGACCGGTGAAAACGGCTTGGGATATCGGCATCGACGATTACACTTCGATTTGGTTCTTCCAAGATGATGGAATTTGGGCAACGGCAATCGATTACTACGAGACGAGCGGTCTCGGCGCCGAGGACATCGTCAGGGAAGCCTTGCCCGAACTCGATCCGGACGTGCCGGCGGGTTCCCGGCAGCGACGCGCGATCGGGCGCGAAGCCTCATTTCGGTATGGTGAGCATTTTCTGCCGCATGACGTGAGGAATCGCGAATGGGGCGCCGGCGGCCGGACCCGCGCGCTGACGCTGATGCGGCTCGGCGTGAAGCCCATCCATATTGGCGCAGCACTTGGACCGGTCGAGCGCATAAACGCTTCTCGCGCTCTATTGCCCAAGATGCGCTTCAACCGGACAGGGCGCGTGATGTTGGGGGTCTCGCGGCTACGCCGCTATAGCCGCAGGTTCAATGAGAGCATGCAAACTTTCGGCGTCCCGCTCCATGATGAAAACAGCCATGGCGCCGATGCCTTCGGCGAGTTCGCCGTAAATTATGGATTGGCAGTTCGGAAGGCCATTGAAAAGCCGAAACCACGGCCGCCCGGCACGGTGTTTCTTCCCGGCGCGCCCGAGCCGGTCAGCAGCAAGAGGATCGCCACCTGATGACCGATTACGAAACCAAAGACGGCGACGAGACGGCGTCGCCGGGAGATCGCAATGCCAAGTACTGGTTGGATTGCATCAGCGATGCGCAAAAGTTCTTTGCCTTCTGGAACGAGAAGTCCGACTCGATCGACAAGCTCTATGCCGACCTCAAGAGAATGGCGGCCATCAATGCCGATCGCGAATACAAGATGTTCTGGGCGAATCTGGAGGTGTTGAAGCCCGCGATGTATTCGAGGGCCCCGGTGCCGGTCGTGGTACCGCGTTGGACAGATCAAAAAGAACTGCCCCGCAAGGCGTCCGAAATGCTCGAGCGCGCGCTCATCCTCAATTTCGAGGAGATCGACATCGACACGATCATGCTGCAGGTCCGCGATGATCTGGCTGCGGTAGGCCGCGGTATTGCCTGGGTCAGGCTTGAAGAGGCGGACGGCGGCGACCGCAATGTCATCGACCACTTGGACCGGGCTGATTTCCTGCACGAGCCCGCCCGCAAATGGGCGGAAGTCGGCTGGGTGGCGAAGCGCGCCTGGCTGACGCGTGAGCAGGTCCGCGCCCGTTTCGGCGACGAGATTGCCCAGAGCATCAAGCTGAAGAAACCGAAGGATGCCAAGGGCGAGGTGCAGATTCCCGACTACAAGGGCGAGAGCAAGGCGGAGGTCTGGGAAATCTGGTCAAAGATGCGCGGCCTCGTCGTCTGGGTATCGCCCGGTGTCGAGGAGGTTCTGGACGCCAGGGACCCTTACCTGAAGCTCGACAAGTTCTTTCCGTGTCCGAAGCCCGCCTATGCCACAGTGGAGCGACGCTCGCTCGTTCCGGTGCCCGACTTCTATTATTATCGCGATCAGCTCGAGGAGATTAATGAGCTTACGGCGCGCATCTCATCACTGGCCGAGGCGCTGAAGCTCAAGGGCTTTTATCCGAGCGGCGCCGGCGATCTGGCCGAGGCCATCGAGGCGGCGCTCAAGGATACGAGCAACAACGCGCGCCTCATCCCGGTTGCCAATTACCAGAACCTGGGCGGCGCCTCGCTCAGGGACAGCGTCGTCTGGCTGCCGATCGTCGAGGTGGCGAACACCATCACCTCGCTTGTGGCACTCCGGCGGCAGTTGATCGATGATGTTTATCAGATCAGCGGCATTTCCGACATCATGCGCGGCGCCACCGATCCGGAGGAGACGCTGGGCGCCCAGCGTCTCAAGAGCCAATACGGCTCGATCCGCATTCGCGACCGGCAAAGCGAGCTGGTGCGCTTCGCGCGCGACCTGACGCGCATCTCGGCCGAGATCATGGCGGAGAATTATACGCCCCGGCAATTCGCCGATGTGGCGCAAATGGATCTGCCGACCGAGGCCGACATTGCCGGGCGGGTGAAGGCTTTGGGCCAGCAGGCGCTGGCGTATCTGGAATCGCCCGAAGGCCAAGAGCTGCAGCAGAATCCCGAAGCGCTGACCAAGGCGAAGGCGCAGATGAACGGGCAGATCCAACAACTTCAGGCCACGGTCACCATGGAAAAGATCGTCGACCTGCTGCGTGAACAGCGCATCCGGCCTTTCGTGCTGGAGATCGAAACCGATTCGACGATCCAGCCGGACGAGAATGCCGAGAAGGCGAGCCGAACCGAGTTTTTGGGTGCGCTCAGCGGCGCCATGCAGCAACTGGTGCCCCTGGTGGCGCAACAGCCCGCCACGGCGCCGTTTGCGGCCGAGACGCTCAAATTTGCCGTGGCGCCCTTCCGCGCCGGCCGCGCCCTCGCAGGCGCCATCGAGCAATTCGCCGAGACGGTGAAGAACCAGGCGCTGCAGGCACAACAGAGCCCACAGTCGAGCCCCGAACAGATCAAGGCGCAACAGGAAGACAAGAAGCTCGCACTCGACAAGCAGAAACACGACGACGAAATAGCCGTGCGCCGGCAGGAGATCGCGCATCGGCAACGGCTCGAGGCGCGACAAGCGCGTGCCGATGCCGAATTGGCACAGGTCGATCCAACGGGTGAGAGCGAACCCGCACAGGCGTTGCCCTCCGCCTATTCCCAGCAGGAGATGCTGGAACAACTGGCAGCCGGTCAATTGCAGATCGCCGGGGCCATTGGCCAACTTGCGCAAGCGATTGCCGCGCCAAAGTCTGTCACGACGCCCGACGGTCGCATCTATACCACGGCTCCAGCGAGGATGAATTAATATGACCCTTCAATATTCGACCACCGTGCGCAATGCCAAGCTCGACGCCGTCGAAACGGCAATCGGCACCTCGGCCGTCCTGAAGATCAGGACCGGGGCTGCACCGGCGAACTGCGCCGCAGCGGATTCGGGAACGGTCCTCGCCACCGTTAACCTGCCGTCCGACTGGATGGCGGCTGCTTCGGGCGGCACTAAAGCCAAGTTGGGCACATGGGAAGATCTTTCTGCCGACAATAACGGCACCGCTGCTCATTTCCGGCTCTATGCGTCTGATGGCACGACCTGCCATGCACAGGGCACCGTTACCCTAACGGGCGGCGGCGGCGACATGACAGTGGACTCGACATCGTTCACTGCCGGCCAGGCCTTTACCGTCACCACCTTCACACTCACGGCGGGCAATCCCTGATGCTCAATGCCACCATAGGGCCGGAATTCGGTTTTCGGTATACGAACTTCTCTACTCCGACGGCACCCCCATTTGGCGCGACTGTAGTCCCCGGAACTTCAAATGCCGAGGGCAACTGGACGCAGATAGCCTCTGCAGCAAATATAGCTGTGACGGTATTCGGCCTGGAGCTTGGTGTTAACACGGGGTCTGGGTCTGGTGTTGCCCGCAACATGCTGCTCGACGTGGGCATAGATCCCGCAGGCGGCACTTCTTACACGGCCATAATTTCGAACTTGGTGTGCGGCGCTTCTGGCAATACTGGTGGCGGCGGGCGCATTTTCTATTTTCCAATTTACATCCCTGCGGGAGCGTCGGTCGCGGTCAGGGTGCAGAACAGCCACACCGTAGCTGGCGCACTCGGTGTAATCGCTAAATTCTACGGGAGCCCCCAGCGCCCAGAACTAGCCCGCGCTGGCAGTTTCTCTGAGACTATTGGCACGATTATAAACAGCAATGGCGTGGCATTTGTTCCAGGCACATCGGCTGCTGAGGGTTCCTGGACGTTGCTGGGCACGACAAGCAAGGAGCTGTGGTGGTGGCAGGTGGGGGTTCAGGTGGATGATGCCACGATGACTGGCCAAAGTCTGCTGGTTGATCTTGCCTACGGTGACGCGTCGAACAAAGTTATAATTATAGACAACTTCCTGCAATCTCTGACGGCTACGGAGGCAATTAATCATGTCTGCGCTTTGAATGCCTATAAGCGCGTCCCCGGTGGGTCGAACATTTACGTCCGGGGTTCAATCGATTCAGCCACTGCAGATAGCAATTATAACGCTGTGGCTGTGGGGATCGGGGGATGACGAATGACGTCACTCGTTTGTAAGGAGCGAAAGATTGATGAAGGCTTCTCCCAGCTTGCGCGCCTTGTTGGAGGAGAGACCAACGGCCTGCCATCCGAACGTTGGGTGACGGTAGTTGAGCTGGGCAAGTTTCTCATCTTTGTGAAGCCTGAGCTCCCAGCGTGGATTCCGCACCATTCGCAGATGCTTAGGGGCCGCTTCTGGGATTTTCGTTCTCATCAGCCCGCGCGTATCCACCAATACGGCAATCAGTTGTACCAGGGTTGCATCGGTGAACTCGGCCTGCTTCGACTGGCCTTTTTCGTCTGTTATTCGCACGATCACAACATCACGCCCCTAATCATAGTCCACGGCTACGCGTCTCTTGCATCGTCGTCTCCCTCTGCTGCCGCCGGGGAGCCTACACCAGTTCAAATGAGGTAATCCACATGGCGATCACGGAAGCCTTTGCCGGATCTGAGACGGTTGGCACCACCGAATGGTCCATGACGACGGACACTTCCGGGCCTGACGTCGAGACGTTGGATGGCGTTTTCCAAATTTGGCTTGATGTCAATGCCCTCGCGGCTGGCGATCAATTTCAGGTCCGCGTCTACGAGAAGGTGCAGACTGCGGACACTCAGCGCCTTTGCCACGAGGCCATTTTGACGGGTGCGCAGTCACCGCCGATCTATGTCATCCCCTCGCTCATCTTGATGAATGGTTGGGACGCCACCTTGAAGAAGCTCGCGGGCACGGATCGCGCTATCACCTGGTCAATCCGCAAGGTGGCCTGAGATGAGTTGGGGATGGCAGCCTCTGCCGGCGGCACAAGCTTCCGCGGCCGGCAATACAGGCACCGCTGCCATCACAAAAGCCGACGATACAGTCTCGGGCACCGGTGCGCTGCTCATCCAGGGCATACTTTCAAGCACCGAGGCGAATGACACTCTCTCCGCGACGGCAACGCTCGCCATCAAGGGCGCCGCGAGCCCCACGGAAGCGGGAGATACTCTTTCCAGTGCCGCGAGGCTGCTTATCAAGGGCACGCTTGCTGCCACTGAGGCGAATGACACGCTATCCGCCACTGGCGTCCTACCGATCACAGGCACGCTGTCGGTCACTGAAGCTGACGACACGCTGTCCGCTCAAGGCGCGGGCCAGCCGCTCACCACCGGCTCGCTCGACGTCACCGAAGCGGATGACAGCCTGAGCACAACGAGCGCGCTGACTATCACGGCCACGCTCAGCGTCGTCGAGGGCAATGACACACTAACGGCGGCTGCGGTGCTCGCCGCTCCGCCGGCGCCTCTGGTGCACGTAGGTGGCGACGATCCGCGCCTGATCTATGAGCGCAAGCAGCGCGAGTGGCAGGAAGCGCTGCGCCGGATCATCGACCAGTCCTGGGCCATCGCCCACGGGCTGATTGATCCGATCACGCTGGAGCCGATCCCGCCGCCAGACTATTCGGCGATCATCGAGGGCCTGCTCGAGCAGGCTGCGGCGCTCGACCGAGAGCGCATCGAAGCCTTCATCGCCGAACAGCAGAGGCTCGAAGAAGACGACGCGATCGCGGTCCTGCTTTTGGCCGCATAGGAGCATCGAATGCCGACACCCGTTATTGTCGTCGCCTCCGGCGGCGTCCCGATCGTCAACACTGCCTTGGGCACGCCCATGACGCCAGTCGCGGCCGTACGCGGGGGCCTGCCGGTGACGATCGTGAGCGATGTCGCCAGGATCGGGGGCACCCCAGTCCATCTTGTGAACGAAGATCTGACGGAGTGGGTGCCGTGACGGTGATCTATCGCATCAGCCATGCCTCGGAGCCCGCGTTTAGCGCTCGCTCGGTCTTTGGCACACCCATGGTGATCACCGACGAGATACCGGCGACGCGGCACATGGCCGACGGCAACTACTATACGTCCAAACGCAAGTTCCGCGCCGTGACCAAGGCCCATGGTTGCGTCGAAGTCGGCAATGACCCGGCGATGTTCCGCCGGCAGCCCACACAGAAACCCGACCGCCAAGCCATCAGGGCGGCCGTCGGCCGGGCATTTTCGCGCGCCGGTCTCGGCGCCTGATCTTCGCAGCCTCTCAGAAAGGTAGAAACTATGATCGATGATGCCGGAGCGGCGCCCGCCGCAGCCGAACCCATTGCGCCATTGCCGGACAGCAGCGGTGCCGCAGCCGAGCCCGATGCCGGCGCCCATCAGCGAGAATCCGCCATCGATCGGTCACGGGAAACCGCGCGTGCCTCGATCGATCGCGCCTTTGCCGAACTGGACGAGCAGGAACAGCCCGGCGTGACGAAAGGCGCTGCAGGCCGGGAGCGTGACGACCAGGGCCGCTTCACGGCTAAAGAGTCTCAGCCAGGCATGCCCCTCGCCGACAAAGCCGGTACGTTGCCGGCGGAGCCACCGTCGCGCTTCTCGGCCGACGCAAAAGCGGCGTGGACGACGGTGCCCGACAGCGTCAGGGGCGAGGTCCATCGCGCTTTTCGCGAGATGGAAGCCGGCCTCACTCAGTATCAGCAGTTCTTCGAGCCGCTGAAGCCCTTCTATCAGCTGGCCCAGAAGCACGACACGACCGTGCAGGATACGCTGGGGCGGTATGTCTCGCTCGATTTGCAGCTGGTTTCCGAGGACCCGGCGAGAAGGCTCGCCGCGATCCAAGAGGTGTTGGACTATGCCGGCATCTCGCCGCAGGAATATGCGGCGCACATCATGGGACAGAAGCCCGATCAGACGCAGGCACAATCCGCAGCGGAGCTTCGCCAGCTCAAAGGCGAGCTTGCCGAAATGCGCCAGCTGATGGGCGGCGTGAGCGCCACGTTGCGGCACTCGCACGAGAGCCAGCTGGAAAGCCAGATCGATGCGATGGTGGAGGAGTTCACCAGGACGCATCCGCGCCTCAGCGATGCCGAATTCACGAATACCGTCACCCGTCTGATCAGCACCCAGATGGCCGACAGTCTCGAGAGTGCCTATGACATGGCAGAAAGGCTCATCCCCGCGCCGGTCGCCGGTGCTCGATCCGCCGCCTCAATCGCGGCGCCTTCCAGGCCCCAACCGGATCAGACCCGTAAAGGCAACATCTCGATCGCGGGCGCTCCCGTTTCCGGCTCAAACCCGGCGAACCGCAGGCCTGCCGTAACTGCCCGTGAAAGCCTCGACCGCGCCTTTGCGGAAGTGGGCTTCTCGGGCTGATCCCCAATCCGCCATTTCAAGGAGAACTGAAGAATGGCATTGAACACCAACGACCGCCTGCAAGAGGCGTTCTCGCTGGCGCTGGAGGATCGGTCCCAGGGTTATTCCGATCTCGTCTCGAACTCGAATGCGCTGCTCTTCACCATGAAGAAGCGCAACCAGTTCAAGACCTTCTCGGGCCCGACGATCCGCGAGCGCCTGCTCTACAACGAAAGCGGCACTTATACCCGTTATTCGGGCTATGAGTTCCTGAACCCGCAGCCGGCCGAGCTCTTCAACGACGCCGAGTTCACGCCGAGGCTCGCCGCCGTGTCGGTGACCTTGTCGAACGAGGAAATCCTGAAGAACTCCGGTCCGAACCAGCTCAAGGACGTGATGGAAGAGCACATCACAGCCGCCGAGCAGGAGCTGACCGACCGTTTCGTGGAAGATCTCCATGCCAATGGCGCGTTGCCGAACCAGATCGGCGGCCTGCAGCTCGTCATCCCGACGGTGGTGAATGCCGGCACCTATGGCGGCATCGCGCGGTCCAATGCCATCTGGCAGACGACCTCATACGATGCCAACTCGGCATTCCCCGGCATCACCCAGGTCGACGCCACGACGGTGCGCAAGATCTTCGAGACCATCATGATCCAGCGCAGCCGCGGCCCGAAGGGCCCGAACCTGATCCTGTCTTCGCAGGAGCATTATACGGCCTTCAGCTCGGCGCTTGTCGCCATCCAGCAGATCACCAATGAGAACGAGCTGGGCAAGCTCGGTTTCACGTCTCTGCGCTTCCATGGCGCCGGCAAAGCCGTCGATGTGGTTCTGGAAGGTGGCATCGGCACCGCCATGCCATCCAACACGACCTACTTCATCGACACGACCTCATTGAAGTTCCGGTATCACCCGGATCGCAACTTCGTGAAGTTCGGCGGCAAGCAGATGCCGATCAATCAGGACGCTCTCGTGCAGCATATCGGGTTCTTCGGTGAGCTCACCATGAACAACCCGCTGCACATGGCGAAACTGTACGACTCGGCGCCGTAAGCGAGAGGAGAGAGAACCATGTGGACTATCCAAGAAAACTCCCTCGTCGGTCAGCCGCTCGGCGATACCTCGATCGTGCAGCGTCATGCGCTCGGTACGATCGTTCGCGCGAAGGACCCCACCTATGGCTCGGGCGAGTTCATCTACCTCAAAGGCGTTGCCTCGACGGTGGTGGGCTCGCTGGTCACTTATGACCAGACCCTTGCCACCACGACACTTGCGCCGGCGACCGGCGGCAAGGGTCCGGTTGCCGTTGCCATGTCCGCCAATGTTGCCAACCAGTATGGTTGGTATCAAATCGGCGGCGCGGCTGCGGTGAAGGCACCGAATGCGATGGCTCCGGGCGCCGATGTCTTCATGCTGGCGTCAACGCCTGGCAGCGTGGACGATACACAGGTGAACGGCGAGCAGGTCGTCAACACTGTGGTCTCAACAACCACCGGCACCCCGTCAGCGGGCTTGGCGATCATTCAGGTCAATCGCCCGTTCCTGCAGGGCCAGATCGTCTAACGCCACGTGGGGCGGGGCTTCGGTCCCGCCCCTCTTCTTCCCGCGCCCTCTCAGAAAGGAAAGCCCATGTTCGATCCCACCGCTACAAGGCACTTGCATATAGAATTTCGTAACGTCGCCGTCGAGAACAAGGCCAAAAGCCTCAAGGAAGGCCGGCCCATCTTCGACCAGCAGGAGCAGGTCCATATCCGCTTCGTCGGCGACAACAAGAAAGAGCTGGTGGCCCCGGCGCATGAGAAATGCATGCGCGATCCGGCAACCGGCCTGTGGGTGAGCTATGCGCAAGTCTATCACCGCCACTATGAGGCGTTCAAATCGGGCGAGGCCGCAGTGGGCGACGGAACGCCTGTCGAGGAGCTGCCTTTCCTGGATGCGGCGCGCCGCGCCGAGCTCAAGGCCCTTCATATTCATACAGCCGAGGCCTTGGCCGGGCTCGAGGGCCCGAACCTCGCGCGTCTCGGCATGTTCGGCCGCGAGTTGAAGGAGAAGGCCAGGGCCTATATCGAGAAAGCGCGAGACAGCGCGCTCGAAACGCGCCTGGCGGCCGAGAATGCTGCGCTGACGCAGCGCATCGCCGCCCTGGAAGCGCAGTTGCTGGCCGGCCGCTCCACGGCACCACAGCCGGACGAGGCCGCACCGGATGCGCCGGAAAGCGATGGACCGACGCCCTTCGACAATTGGCCCAATGCCGATCTGAAAGCCTTCATCAAGGAGCAGACCGGGCAGGCGCCGCGCGGAACGCCGACCCACGAAAAGCTGGTTCAGCTTGCCCTGCAGGCTCATGCGAGCAAGGCGGCCTGAGCCATGACCATTCTCACAGCAATTCAGAATGCCTGCGCCATCATCCCGCTGAACCGGCCGGATGCGATCTTCGCCAGCCAGGAGCGCGAGCATTTTGAACTGCAGGTGCTGGCGAACATGGCGGCCGATCACATCGCCAAAGACTACGAATGGCAGAAACTCAAGAGCGTAGCGACCATCAATGGCGACGGTACGACGGAGGATTTCAGCTTTCCGGCCGACTATGACCGAATGCTCAAGAAGGCTGAGCTGCGCACGAGCCGGCACATTGCCGCGCTGACGCATATCACCTCGAGCGACCGATGGCTCGACATGACCATTCGCCAGTTCAATCTGGTGGCCGGCGCCTGGACGATCCATGGCGATCAAATCCATATCAAGCCTGCGCCGGCCAACGGCGAAGAGGTCAAGTATTTCTACATGAGCTCGAAATGGGCCCTGGACAACAACGGCTCGGCGAAGGCGGCTTTCACAGCCGACAATGATACGTTCCGGCTCTCCGAGAAGCTGCTCGAATTATGCGTGATCTGGAAATGGCGGGCCAATAAGGGCCTCGCCTATGCCGAGGATCTCGGGAACTACGAGGACGCGAAGGAGAAGCTGATCACCGCCGACAAGGGCTCGCGCATTCTGACCATCGGCCGCGGCCGCCTGCCGTCCGATGCTCAGATCGCCTATCCGGAGGCCATAGTTCCCTGATGCCGTCGCTTCGTCGAAAAGCCGTCGCGGCGCGGGCTCGCGCGCAGGCTATCCCTAAGACGTTCCCAGCACCCGTCCGCGGCTGGGTCACGTCGGAAAGCCTGATGACCGACCAGCCGGGCGCCGCTTCGATCCTCGAGAACTTCTTCCCGACGACGCGCGGGATAAGGCCGCGCGGGGGCAGGCTGCGCCATGCGACCATCACAGACGGCGTCTCGAGCCTCATGGCCTGGCGCAGCGGCACCAGCGAGAGGATTTTCGCGAGCGATGCGGACAGCATCTACAACATCACGAGCCCGGCAAGCCCGACGGTGCAGCCCGCGGCCGATGTCTCAGGGCTGACAAGCGGGTTCTTTTCATCGACGATGTTCTCGACATCGGGTGGTGATTTCCTGATCGCCGTCAACGGCGCCAACGATCGGCGCGTCTACAACGGCTCGACATGGAGCACCAGCCCCAGCATCACGGGAGCTACGTCATCGACCTTTTCCTATGTCTGGGTGTTCAAGAACCGCCTGTTCTTCATCCAGAAGAACACGCTCGTTGCCTGGTGCCTGCCCGTCGACAGTATTGGCGGGGCCGCGACGCAGATTTCGCTTTCCGGCGTCTTCAAGAAGGGCGGATCGCTGCTCTTCGGCACGACATGGTCGGTCGATGCCGGCGACGGCATGGATGACGTCTGCGTCTTCGTAACCACGACCGGCGAGATGGCGGCTTTCGCCGGCACCGATCCCGCCCTTCCGACGGCCTGGGGACTGGTTGGCACCTACGACATCGGCCAGCCGCTCGGCCCCAATGCACATTTCCGCGCCGGCGGCGATGTGATCATCGCCACGCTCGACGGGCTTGTCCCGCTGTCCGCGGCGAAAGAGAAGGATCCGGCGGCGCTGACGCTGGCCTCGATCACGCGGACCATCGAAGACGAATGGCGCGCCCAGGCGCTCGCGCGGCAGTCCTCGCGCGCCTGGTCTTGCGTCAAATGGGTGGCGCGCAACATGGCCATCATCGGCCTGCCGACCGTCGGCGCGTCGGAAATCTATTGCTATGTCGTCAATCTCCTTACCGGAGCCTGGGCGAAATATACGAATTGGGACCTCTCTTGCTCGGTCGAGGCGGGAAGCCTGATCTATTTCGGCACGCCCGGCGGGGGAGTCTATATTGCCGAGGCCGGCGGCACGGACGATGGGCAGACATACCTCTCGACATTCGTGGGCCGCTACGATCATCTTGGGTCGCCGGCTTCGACAAAGACCGCCAGGATGGCGCGCACCACCTGGCTCTATCGGAAGCCGATAAACCCACGGGTCTCGTGCTCCTTCAACTACTTGCCGAAGCTGCCGCCTTATCCGGCCGCGGCATCGCATCCGAGCCTCGATGTCTGGGACGTGGGTCTCTGGGACGTCGCTCTGTGGGACTCCTCGACGACGCAACAGACCGTGACGCGCTGGGTCAGCGTCACGGGCCAGGGATTTTCGGCGGCGCCGAACGTTCAGCTCACGAATTCCCATGTGGCGCCGCCGGAGGCGGAACTCGTCTCCTTCGATCTTCTCTATGAGCAGGGCGGCATCGCGGTATGAGGCCGGTTTATGGCAACGATGAAGCTGTGGCGATCCTCGTTTCAGCTCTCATCGAAGATTGCGACCGGGAGGATTTTGGCGACTGCACGGCCATTGGCGTGACGGACGGCGCTCATCTCGTCGGCGGTTTCGTGTTCCACAACTACAATCCAAAGACCGGCGTGATCGAGATCAGCTTTGCCGGAAATAACCGCCGATGGTTGACGCGACCGGTTCTCTATGCGGCTTTCTCCTATGTCTTCGATCAGCTCGGCTGTCAGCTCGCCGTGGCCCGCACACCGGCCGGGCTGAAGAACGCGGTGCGCATCATAAGGGCCTATGGTTTCGAGCAAGTGACGGTACCGCGGCTCTTTGGCCGCAGCATGGACGGCATCATTTCGACGCTCACCGCGGAAGCGTGGCGTGCGAATGGTTTTCATAAGGGACACAGTCATGGGTAGCAAGAGCAGCAAGGCCCCGAAGCCGCCTGATCCGAAGGTGGCGGCGGACGCCCAAGCCAAGATGAACATCGACACAGCCTTGGCTCAAAACGCCATCAACCGCACCAATCAGATCACGGATGATGGGTCGATCATCTACACTGAAACGGGAAAACAAACAGTGGGTGGACGGGAGATCCCGATCTACACCGCGACCACAACACTGTCCGACGCCCAGAAGCGGATCAAGAACGAGGCCGATGCCGCCAAATACAATCTCGCCAATGCCGCCAACTACTTGTCAGGAAGGATCAACAAGGAGCCCTTCAAGGTCGATGAGGAGGTGGAGGCGCGGCTCTTCGATCTCGGCAGCAAGCGTCTTGCGCCGCGCCTCGAGGAAGCGCGCCGCCAGGCTGAAACCGATGCCGCCAATCGCGGCCTTCGCCTGGGGTCTGATGCCTATGATCGGCTCATGCGCCAGGTGGGGGAGAACGAAAACGACGCCTACAATCAGCTCGCCGTGACCGGCCGCGCGGAAGCCTATGCTGAAGCAGATCGAAATCACACTCGAGATCTCAACTATCTCACGGCGCTGCTTTCGGGCAGCCAGGTCAGCCAGCCCAATTTCGTCAGCAACACGCCGCAGGCGGGCGTCGCGAACACACCTTACGCTCAAATTATCGATGGCGCTTATCAGAACCAGCTTGCGGCATATCAGCAAGAGCAGGCCGAGAAGAATGCGATGCTCGGCGGCCTGTTCGGCCTCGCCGGCACGGCGATCGCCTATTCCGACAGGCGGCTGAAGGAAGACATCCACAAGGTTGGCGAGACGCCCGATGATCTCGGCATCTACAGCTATCGATACAAGGGCGGCGGCCCGCTGCGTCTCGGTCTCATCGCCCAGGAGGTCGAGAAGGAGAAGCCGGAAGCGGTCGTCAAAAGCCCGGACGGCTTCAAGATGGTCGACTATCGCAAGGCGCTTCGCCTTGGCGAACGTGCCGGTCAAACGAGCGGCCTTGTGCCGACGCCGCGGCCTCATCCCTTCCGCGATCCAGACAGGTTCTCTTATTCGCTGGAGCTTGCCGACATGGCGAAAGTGAAAGGGATTCCCGCTTACGATCAGCTTGCTGAGCGAGTTGCACCTGGCACGCTATCGCGTCTGGCCAATCTTCAGACAATGTTTGGCAAACCGTTTGATGTCTATGGTGCATACAGCCCAGGACATACAACTGATTCCCAGCATAAATTGGGAAAGGCCTTTGACATAAACCTTTCCACGTCCATTCCTGAGAGGGCCCGCCTTATCGAGGCCGCGACACAGATGGGTTTTGCAGGTACAGGCACTTATGACAAAAACATCCCCGGCGTTCCCAATCCGGGTGTTCATATCGACGTTGGCCGGCGGCGTAGTTGGGGTGGGCACACAAAGAAGACCGGCAGCTTGCCGGCTCCTGACTGGCATAAAGCTGCCATTCGGCGTGGCCTCGCCGCCGGTGAGCCAGATATGGAGGCAATTGCCGCAAAGGTCGCCGCGGGATATCCGATATACGACCGCTCTGGCCGCCGCCGGTGACTGCCGCATGAACCATGATGACCCGGGGGCTTAGCTTGGAAAATGCCTTTCTATCGGATATCGGAGCTAAGCGATTCACCATCCATCTGTCATGACTGGCCAAGGATGCGGGTCGGTCACGTCTTCTCACAGGGCCAAAAGACTCGATCCCTGTAGATTACAATTTCTCGATTGCGGTATTCGATGCCCTCGGTCACATAATCAATGGTGGCAAAAGTCATTTTCTCCATCCAGAATGGGTTACCGTCCGCCAACTTTAGTGTTTTGTCTCTCAGGCGGAATTCTGGCCCACTTCGAAAAAAGACCAGTTCAGCCGGCTCGTCAGTATCACCAAATCCGTATGAGCAAAATTTGGGAGTAGGGGAAGCGGCGAGGCAAGCGGCAGCCCCACACATCAAAGCTGCTGAGACCAAGACTATCCGCCTAACTTCGGTGATTAGTGCCATTTGTAGCCACTCCAAGGATCCACCCTCAGGATCGGCATTGGTCACATCTTCTCACAGGGCCAGAAGACCCGATCCAAATAGATCACGATTCGCTGGTTACGGTACTCGATGCCTTCGGTCCAGTAACTGATCGTGGCAAAGGTCACGGTTTCCTCCCAGATTCCGTGTTCCTCAGCCAGCCTTACCGTCTTGCCTTGGAGACGAAGCTCCGGATTGCCACGAAAGAAAACCAGCTCGGCAGGTTTGTCGCCCTGATCAAATCCGTATGAGCACCATTTGGGAGTAGGAGGGGCGGCGAGGCAGGTGACAGCCCCATACATCAAAGCTGCTGAGACTAAGGCTATCCGCCCGACGTCGATGATCGGTGTCATGATTAAGGACCGGATGAAAGCATTGCACGGAGAGAATGAACAGGGCTTCAAGGCCGTTGCAGAATTGCCTTGGGTCATTTGGCCTCACAGGGCCAGAAAACTCGGTCTTCAAACAGGATCACTTCGTCTTCACCCAGCTTGACGGCATAGACGTCGCTTTGATTCTTTCGCCGGTCTCTGTACTTTCGTCTCCAACAAAAATGATTCCGTCGACGCCATCGATCGGCTCATGTGCAGAGTATTCTGTAGTCTCTTCCCCGATGGTCACGGTCATCTGCCCAGAATTGAAAACGATCTCAGCCGGCTTCTCAAATCCGCTGGAACAGTAGCGAATGTTATCGGCGGGGAATGCGTGCGCGCTCACTGCACCGCACATGGGAACCGCTAAGTTCAGAGCTATCCGTATGATGTGAGCATATGGAACCATTCGCAGCTCCTGTCAGAATTTCTATCTTAAGTAGTGCATAGATCAGACAGCAAGTTCTCATAGCATAGGAGCGAGAGCCGCCCAAGCGGCAAAATTGTCAGCGCTTTCGTCAAGGCTCCCAGCATCAACCGCTATCGAGACAACAGTGGAGATTGGCGCGTCTCAGCCTCGTCGCCGGGAGTGGCGAAGGAGAGGACAGGAAACGATCAGCAAGGACGAGCGTCGTTTTTTATCACAAGGCATTTCGCCTTGGGTCAACATGCGAGGATTACAGAAATGGCTTTCAACTTATTCGGTGGAAACAGCACGATCAAATCGCCTGAGCAATTGGCCGAACGCCGCGCGCTGGTGCGGTCACTGATGGCGCGTCAGCTCGGCCAGCGGCCCCGCGACATGTGGGATGGGATCAATAATCTCGTGGGCGCGATCGGCAGCCGGGTTGCGGAAAATCAATTCGACAAGGCGGAGGCTGAAGGGCAGGCGGGAGCGGAAAGCGCCCTGCGACCGTTCAATGAGGCCTTGGCGAACAAGCGAACCCCGGATCTCGGCATGCTCACGGGTGTCCTCTCCAATCCTTGGGTCAAACCTGGTCAGCGTTCGGTTGCCGAAGATCTCTACAAGCAGCAGCTCGAAGCGAACCAGCCCATGACGCCGTATCAGAAGGCACTGCTCGATCTCGATGAGAGGAAGCTCGCTCAATCGCGCACGGCGCCAAGCGGCAATATCGTTAAGCTCGATAGCCAAGGGAACACGCGATAATGCAAATTCCTCTGAAGGATGGCCGCATTCTCGACATCGAGACCGATGATATGACGACTGCGCTACAAGCCACGCAGTCGTTCCTCGATCGCGAGAAGGCGCGGGTCCGCATTGATGCTGAAGACAAGCAGCGCGGTTCGTTCGGAAACTTCACGAAGGGCTTGTCCGATGGCACGATGCAGATCGCGTCGAATATTCCACTCATCGGCGGCTTCATGGATGAGGGAAATGCCGCTTTGATCACCGGCCTCGGCCAGTTTGGCGACTATGGCGAGGAGCTCGAATATCAGCGCGAACGCCAGGAACAAGCAACACAGCGCTCGCGCCTCGCCACTGCGGCTAACGCAACTGCCGGCACGATGCTGGGTGGTATGGGCCTCGTCAAGGCAGTGCCAGCAAAGGTGGCCCAGGCGATGCCGCAGTCATTCCCTGGGCGCATAGGAGCCGGCATGGGCATCGGCGCAGCAGGCGGCGCGATCGAGGGATTCGGGCGCGGCGAAGGTGGGCTCGCTAATCGCCTTGCTGTTGCCGCGCCGTCTGCTCTTTTCGGCGGTGTAGCGGGCGGCCTCGTCCCGGCAATTGCAAAGGGTATCGGCATGGCCTGGAATGGCGTAGCCTCAGCTCTAGCCGATCTCGGCGCCGATGCTAAATCGGTCAAGGTCATGATCGATCAGCTACAAGCCAATGGGTATACGCCCCAGCAAGCGCAAATTCGTCTGCAAGAGATGGGGCCTGTAGCCATGCCTGCCGACATCACGCCGGGCATGCAGGTTTTCACCGGCGGAACGGCAGCCGCTGACCCTGCGGCCGGCAATCTCATCGGGCAAAGGCTGAAGAATCGCCGCGAAGCAGCGCCAGCGCGCGTCAATCGGGTGCTCGACAAGACTTTGGGCCCCCCGCGCGATCCCTATACCCAGATGCAGACGAATAAAGCCGAACGAGCAAAGATTAGCCCTCAATATGAGACAGCGCTGACCAACGCTCCATCGCTTCCGACGGAAACAGGCGACATTCTTGCCAGGCGATTGAATTTCATCGGGCGCTCAAAGGAGAACCGCGCGGTGTTTGGGAAATGGCTCGACCAGATCGATGACGCGCTGCTTGCCGACACTCCGGAGGACGTGGCGCGCCGCCTGCAGAATGTTAAATTCGGACTCGCGGAGGAGATCAAGAGAGATGAAATGAAGCGCTTCGGCCTCAGTAGCAACGGGAAGGATGAACAGAAGGTCTATGGCAAGCTCATCCACGCGGTAGACGATATCCTGAAGAGCCACATCCCGGGCTATCGCGAAGCAGATGAGGCCTTTGCCCCGATAGCGCGCCAGCAGGCGGCATATGACAAGGGCCGCAAGGTCCTTTCAAACAAGATATCCGCCGCTGAGCACCGGGATGATGTCGCCGGCTACTCCCCGGAAGAGAAGGCGATGAACAATGCCGGCTTGCGCTACGAGTTCGATCGCCGCCTTGCCGCTCAGCGTGGCAGCCCCGGTATTGCCGCCAACAGGATCCTGGCCGAGGACAGCAACACAGCGAAGATCACGGCATCAATCGGTGACGCCAAGAGCGAGCGGTTGCGCCGCGGCATCGCGCCCGAAAAAGTCTTTATCGAGACATCCAATCTCGCAGAGCACGGCCGTCAAAGCCGCACTGCCGTGATCGACGCGGCGCGGGAATTTTGGGGCAAGGGCGGCAAGCCTAGTTTGGTCAGGGACACCATCAACTTCTTGACGAAATCGCCTGCCGTCATTCGGAAGACGGCGGACAATCTGACCAAGACCGACACTGCGCGCGATGAGCTGATACGCGCCTTGATGAATGCTGCCGATGCCTTTCCGAGGCGGTCGCAGGCGGCGAACCATGTGCGAAACCTTGTCGAGGCGCTCCTGCTCACTCAGGCGGGTCGAGCCGGGTATGAAACTCAGAAGCTCCTCTTTGGTGGTCCTCGGTAGGCGCTTTCGGCAGGAACTTCGCGTACCACCGGTCAAACTTGCTTTCAGGATCAAGATGCAGCTTGCCTTGCCTGTACTCGAATCTGTCGATGAGCCAACTCGCAAGCAGACCAATCGCTATCACTGGCAGAGCCAGCCACATATCGATCTCGTAGACAAGGTGATGAAGCCCCCAGCCCAGGATTGTCATCACGACGATGAAAGAGACGATACAGCAGACCAGGTAGCCGGTCCGGCTCATCGGCAGGCACATCACGAACAGATATGCGACATATCCGGCCATGCCCAGCACGGCGATGATGATGGCAACGACTATAGGGTCCATACCAGCCATGTCGAATGGAGAAACCATGTCGGAACGCTCCTGCTCACTCAGGCGGGTCGAGCCGGGTATGAGACTCAGAAGCTTGTTTTTGGTGGTCCTCGTTAGGCGCCTTCGACAGGAACTTCACGTAGTACCACTGGTCAAACTTGCTTTCAGGATTGAGACGTAGCGTGCCCTGCCTGTACTCGTGCCTGTCGACAAGCCAGCCGTAGAGGAGCAGCAGCGCCATGATAGGCAAAGCCAGCCACATATTGATCTCGTAGATGAGATAATGGAGTCCCCAATTCGCAATCGTCATGACGACCAGAAATGAGGCAGCGCAGCACACCAGGTAGCCCGTCCGGCTCATCGGCAGGCACATCACGAACAGATATGCGACATATCCGGCCATGCCCAGCACGGCGATGATGATGGCAATGACTATAGGGTCCATACCAGCCATCACCATTTCTCTGGCATCTCGCCGGCATGAACGCCGAGAGAGAAAAAGATTGCATCGGTTATGCCCGCAGATACGGCCACAAGAATGGGTAAATACCTCATTTCCTTCTCTCCTATGATTCTGTCGAAACTGCTATCTAAAGTAGAATAATTTAATATCAGCAATCAATAATAGCAGGCATATGAAGGCTACCCAAGCGGTAAAAATCACGAGCTGAAGACGGTGGACGATTGCCGTCCCACATCGGAAGGGACGTTTCACGCGGTGAACGACCTCCAAAGGGCCTCGGCTTGAATTCCGAGAGCCCGTTCGACTACCAGCCCCATCACTTCCATGAGGTAATCCATGCCCCGCAACGGATCAGGCGTGTACGGCGCGCCGGCCGGCACAACGGCCACGCCCAACACGCCCATCGAAAGCGCCAAATACAATGCCTATGTCGCCGACAATGCCGAGGCGATGACCAACAGCATCAATGTGAACGGCACGGCACCCTGGCAGGCCAACCAGCCCATGGCCGGCTTCAAATTCACAAACCAGGGTGCGGGAACGGCGGCGACCGACAGCGCCAATCTGGGGCAGGTGCAATCCGACATCGTTGCGCATGCTGCATCTGTCGGCGGCTCCGCCGATGCCGTCACCGCCATCTTCGCACCGGCCTTCACGGCCTATACCGCCAAGATGCGATTCCGCTTCACCGCCGGTGCGGCGAATACGTCCGTCAATCCGACCATCAGTGTCGACGGGCTGGGCGCGAAGACGATCAAGAAGCTGAACGGCGTCGCCTTGGCGATCGGCGACATTACGGGCTCGGGCCACATCTGCGATTGCGTCTACAACGGCACCGATGCCATCCTGCTGAACCCCAATGTCGGCGGAACATCATTTGAACCGCTGGGCGAATATTCGGCCGTCAATGACCAGACCGGCACGACCTATACATTCGCGCTGACCGACAAGGGCCGCCTGGTCTCGGGCAGCAATGCCTCCGCCATCACCTGGACCGTGCCGCCCAATTCGTCGGTCGCCTTCCCGGTGAAGTCGAAGATCGACTGGTGGCAGAAGGGCGTAGGCCGGATCACCTTCACGCAGGGTGCCGGCGTCACGCTTCGTCCCGCCAACAACTACAAGGCGCGCACGCAGTATTCGGCCGGATCGCTGATCAAGATCGCGACCGATGAATGGCTGCTCATCGGGGACATTGTGCCATGATGACGGCTCCGGGTTTTTTCGCCGGGACCGGCGTCGCCGAGCTGGAGCGCAACACAAGCTGGTATACGCGTACAACAAGCAATGCGTTGGTCACCAGCGATGCAAGGCCGATCGGTGCCGCCTCGGCGACAAGAAAGGTCTACGCGCTCATTTCCGCTGAACTGGGACTCGTGTCGCCTGGTCCCGCCACTCTCAATTCCGTGACGATCGGCGGGATTTCGGCCGCCATCGAGGTGCAGCACAACAATGGCGACGACATCATTCTTGCGATCGCGTCCGCCACTGTCCCCACAGGCAGCGCCGCCGTTGTCGTTGCCACCTTCAGCCATGCGGTGCGTAGTGTAATGGTTGGCTGCATTGCGCTCGACAATTTGCAGGGCGGAGGAACCGCCCATGACACCGCGAGCACGGAAGAGGCCGAACCGCTCCAGCTCTCCATGGATTTTCCGGCCAATGGCTATGGAATCTTCCTTTCCCGGCGCAGCTCCTCGATAAATGTGATCCCCAACTGCTCATGGACAGGTGCTACCGAATTTTTCGAACAATATTTCGAAGATGAGGATGATGGCGACCTGTTTTACGAGCCGACCTCCGCAGCCTACGTCCCCAAACAGAGCGGCAATGGGGTGTCTATTCAGGCGAGTTGGGGAGAAAACGACAGCAATACCATGGTCGGTCTCACGGTGGGATAAGCGATGACCGCTCTCGCGAACTTCGCCATTGCCGGCGCGGCAATCATCTCTCCCTGGTGGATCAGGATGCTGTTTGACGTGTCCGCAGCTGCCGCGCTGTTGCTCCCGATCTTCGGTCTTTTGCTTGCCGTCCTGCAGATCATCAAGCTTCTGCGGGATTGGCGGAAGCCGAAGCACTAGCCTCCCAACTCCCTCAAAAGGAACGTTCCCATGACAGTCCAGAAGTGGCTGATCGCGGCCCTTTGCGCATTCGGTATCATGGCCATGCTCGCCAATATCAAGTCCTGCTCGGCGGCAGAGGCGGCCCCGCAATGGAGCATTGACGCCATCAATGATTATATAGACAAAGCTAACGTCCTCGTTGGCGATGAGGATGGGGATTTCTGCTCCGGCACGGTGATCTCCATCCCGAACCGATTCATCCTGACGGCGGACCATTGCGTCAGGAACCGGATTCGCCGCGAGCAAAAGGAGTTCGTCGATCCGATCACTGGCGTGGTCACGACCGCCACCGTCGAGCGCCGCCTGGATCTGGTCGTCTCCAAGAACATCGTCAAGAACTACGAGATCGTCTCTCGGCAAAGCCTGACAGCGAAGATATGGGCACGAGACCCCGAGAACGACGTCGCCATTCTCCAGATCGTCGACCCGGAATATCTCCCAAGCTATGCCGCCACGCTTGCGCCCGACGACTACAGGCTCAAGCGCGGCGAGACCATCTATGTCGTGGGCAATCCCGGCGTCGAGTTCGACAACTCGCTCACCAAGGGTATCGTCTCCGCCACGGAACGCACCCTGGACTTCGGCAGCGGCAAGAAGATCAAGGTCTTTCAGATCGACGCCGTGGCCATCGGCGGCAACTCCGGCGGTTCGGTACTCAACGAGCAGGGGCAGATTGTCGGCACGCTCGACGCCGGCCTTCGTGGTGCCGGGATCAACTTTGTCGTTCCGATCGCGGCAACCAAGAAACTCTTGAAGAACAAGGGCTTCAAAGACACGAACGGCCCGGGCATCGCCAAGAACAGTGCGACGAAGATTGACGAGAGAAAGAGCAGCGGTCCTGGTCAGGTCATCACCATGGACCTCGAGACATGGCCGCGCATCTTCCATCGCATCATGGATAGGATGGCCCAATGAAAACCGGATCACGGGGCCTTGCCCTGATCAAGCAGTATGAGGGTCTGCGCCTCGAAGCCTACCAGGATTCCGTCGGCATCTGGACCATTGGTTACGGCCACACGGCGCAGGCAGGCCCTCCGAAGCCCGGGGCCGGCATGCGGATCACGAGGCTCGAGGCGGAAGCGATCCTCGCGCGCGACCTGGTTGAATATGAGCGCGCTGTCGACGAGGTCGTCACGCGCCCGCCGAAGCAAAACCAGTTCGACGCGATGGTGAGCCTGTGTTTCAACATCGGGCCCGGCAACTTCACGCGATCGAGCGTCGCCCGCGCCTTCAATATCGGCGAGGAAAGCAGGGCGGCTGAGGCGTTCCTCGCCTGGAACAAGGCCGGCGGCAGGGTGCTTCCCGGTCTCACGCGGCGCAGGGCAGCCGAGAAACGGCTCTTCCTTTCGCAAGGCGGAACGACGCCCGCCAAATGGGCCATTGCCGGCGCCGGCGGCACGATCGGCGGCGCAGCACTCACCAATGTCGCCGACAATTTTGCGTCGAGCTTGGGGCTTGGCCTGTCCTCCTTTCTCGATTGGCGTGGTCTTCTCGTCATCGGTGCCCTCATCGGCATTGCGGGCGTGGCGACACTCTGGGCGATCGGCGAGAACCGCAGGGAGCGGCTGTGGGACCGCTTGTTCGAATGAGCTGGATAGTCTCTGGCCTGAGCGGCCTTTCGCTGCGGGCCTGGCTCGCGATCGGCGCCGTCGTCGCCTTCGCGGCCTGGAGTTTTTACGTACATAGCCTCGGCTATTCCCTGGCCGATGGCTTGTGGAAGGCGAAGCAGCTCGAGGCGAAGATCGCGAGACTCGAGCTC